GTGCCTCCCCGATGAAGAAGTCTGCCTCCCCGAAGAGGAAGTCGGCCTCCCCCAAGCGTAAGAGTGCCTCCCCGAAGAGGAAGTCTGCCTCCCCGAAGAGGAAGTCTCCAATGCGTAAGAGTGCCTCCCCGACGAAGAAGCGCACCACCCGCCGCAAGTAGACATCTACATCTAGTCCTTTAAACAATAACTTTTCTGCTTAGAAAAGTTTTAACATAAAATGGTCATGATGTACTCAGTGACCATCCGTCCATATGGAGAAAATGAGAAGGGAGAACTGGTTACTGATTTTGAAGAAGATGATCTAGAAATCATCAAAGATCTATTCAGTAGTCTAGGGAAGAAGTGTGTTGAAGAGTATGACGATATCAAGGAGGTCTTGATTGAGAGGGAGGATGATCTGATCACCATTAACTACCGTTTCTGTGGTGAGGAAGAAATCAGTGAAGATGATTTTTTGTTTTATCTTGAGACGTTGATTGGACATAACTCCAACAACATTCTTAGTTTTGATGAGGAAGAATACTCAATCAAGGGAAGCCCAATAGTCTCAAAAAAGAAAGTTACCTTCAACTGCAATCCATCATCGGGGGAAAAAGCACGGGAAGATGATGAAGATTATGAGGAAAAAATGTATGAATTGCTCAAGAATGACTAGATCTAATCTATAAATTTATAGATTAAACACTATTATTCAAAAAATAGACTAACATTAGATATATAGATCGAAATTAGACTAAACTTGAACCAGGGGGCAAACGGAAATTAGACTGGTCTACATTCTTTTCATTCAACAACTTACACAAATTAACATAGATATGATACAGCTGTGCAGTGTCTTCGATAGCACTGTGAATTCCGGTTGTGACACGATTAAAATTATCAATTTCAAACCGCGAACAAAGTGCATCTTGTGAGTTCTTTTCCCCCGGGAAGAGGAAACGAGCCATCAGACAACTACACAAAAAACGCTCCGGGGGAAAGGGGTTTATCCCCGCCCGTATAAAACCGCGATTAAGCATCTTCATATCAAATTTAGCATTGTGGGCAAGGAGACTTGATGTACCAATAAAGCCTAAAATAGTATGTGCCACCTGCTCAAATCGGGGGTGTTCTTCCAATTTTTCCTTGGTAAGCTGATGAATTTCAAAGGCTTTCTTTGTAATCGGTGCGATAGGATTGACAAAAAAATGAAGATGACGACCAGTTTTGATTCCATCGACGGTTTCAATGAGTGAGATTTCGACTATTTCGTCGTCGTTTTTGATTCCGGTTGTTTCTGTATCAAAAATAATAACACGATTAACTAGGCTATCATAGGGCGTTTCATTTGTTTCATCAGCGAGTTTAAGAACTTTCTCCTCTCGATCTCGGTAAATTTCTAATGAAGATTTCCTTTTCCTATCATTCTCTGGTTCCACGGGAGAAACTTTCCCCTTGTCAATTGCCTTTTTGATAATATTTTCCTCTCGTTCCTTCTTTTTCATCTTCTTAAACTCATCAATGTCATCATACCATTCCCCTTTCTCTATTTTCTCCCGTTTCCATTTCTCGAAATCATACGGTTTCCCATCCCTACCAAGTCTCCATCCAGGTTGAAGGGTAACTGGTCTGTCACTCATTTTTAATAGATTCACATTCTCAAAATTGAAAAAATAAAATGGGATATTAGTCTTAAAGAAAAAGCATTAAGGTGGGATGACTGGGAGTGTACTTTTTCTGAATCGGTCTCAAAAAATCGGAGATATTGTTCACGGTTGGTTAATAAAGCAATGTGATATTTTTACATCATCGGACAGATGTTTCAACTCAGATGCTATATTTATAGCTACTGATGACAATGAAGAGATAGAGAAAATAGATTTTGGGACCCTCCCGGTGGTCGTCTTTACCACCGATTTGAACAGTGTCCTAAAAAGGAAAGTTATTTTGTTTAGACTTCTCCCATTTGAGACGGTCTGTGAAAAGGCTCTTATCCATAAGTCCACCTTCAAAGAGGGTGTTCCTTTTTGTGTTTTGAAAGAATGGTTGAAGGATATTAAGGTTACGGATATTTTGAAATTTGAGGGAACGATAAATATTAGCACTGGAAAAATAGCTTCAAAAAAGGTGATGAGTGATTATTTTGGATGCAATTTGAAGCATCTTCCTACACCATTTCTCCAAGCTGAGTCACATATCAGTAAGAAATGTCCCGAGGTGTGGGGTAGGAAGAAAGTGGCTATTTTTATTCCCACCTATCACCGGGTGGAAAAGTTGAGGATGTGTTTTGACGGTATTGCAAAAGCAATCCTTCTCAAGAATAAGGAGGGAAAGAATCCCCAATACAAAAATGATGGAAGTTTTCAGTACACCAGAAACTGGTATCGAATCTATCTGGGGGACAATGGTACCACCTACTCTAAATCAAGTGAGGGTGAAAAGATGAAAGAATGGTACAAGAACTGTAAAGAATTTAATTTCATCCCCGTGGATGAATATATTGACACTGATGAGATTAAGATTTATCTCTCAGAAGAGAATCTTGGAAAAGCTAAGATGGTCAATCATCTTTACAAGATGAGTAAAGAGGATGGATTTAACCCCGACTATGTTTTCTCGGTTGATAGTGACATGATCTATCAACCGGATAAGTTTCTTTTTACAGAGAATAAGTTTGATAAAATGATTCATGTTCTAGAGAGATGTCATAATATTGGAATGGTTTCATCCCAACAACACGGGGAATGTCATCATTGGTTCGGACGTGGAGTAGTTGAGAAACAAGAGTTGGGATACGCTCTTGGGGAAAGCGTTACCGGTGTGGGTATTTCGGGTGGTTGTGTGGTATTGAGGAGTGGCGATTGGGAAGAAATCGGTGGTTACAGAGAGGATTATGATGTTTACACGGCCGATGATGCTATTTTGATGGATAAAGTTCAGAAAAATTTGGGGAAACGTGTTGTGATAGCAATTGATTGTCCCTTCACCCATCCGCCTCCGGATGAGGATGAGAAGGGATATAAGGAATGGAAAATGAAACGCTTTGCCGAGAGGGGGTTGGAAAATGGCAAGGCACCGGTGGGACCCGGAAAGATTAGCAAAGGTTATTATGATTAAAATTTATATTTACAATATAAATCACTTCTTCCACTCAATTGCCAGGAGTGGTTTTTTCTCATTAATTAACTTACCTTTCTCATTAAATTCAAGATAGGCATAGGGTTTCTTTAAAACCAGTTTCCGCGCCATCAGGTAACCTATGCTTCCATCGTCATGTTCAAATCGGATTCTTTCGTAGGTCATTTTTTATCTTTCTATTTGTTTAATTCTTCAATTTCTAATCAAAATTGATTTTCTATTCTGATATTCCAAGATTAAAATGACAAAGCTAATCACTCACAGTGGACGTTTTCACACCGACGAGGTGTTTGGAACAGCTCTTCTTCTCCAGATTTACAACATTCCCGAGATCATCAGAACCCGTGATGAGAAAATCTTGAAGGAGGGAAAAAAGAACATTAACTCGATTGTGATTGATGTTGGACGTGATTATAATCCAGAGATGAACAATTATGATCATCACCAGGAAAGCTTCAATGATTCTTTTTCCGACGAATATGTTATTCCACTTAGTTCATGTGGTCTGGTCTGGAAACATTTTGGAAAAGAAATTATCCGAACTGTGGTGAAAGAAAAACTAACGGATGTTTTGGTTGAGAAGATTTATCAATCCATGTACGAGAAAGTTTTCCTGTCAATTGATGGAAATGATAACGGGATCAAATCAATCATGAACACGGATGATGTTAAGTACAACTATTTTTACAATGTTACATTGGATGAGATTATTGGAAGTTTCAATCTCCCCGATCTCAAGAATGATATTGAACAGGACTATCAGTTCAATCAGGCGGTCACGGTTTGTGTTCAGTACTTCAGGAACAAGATCCGTCAGGTTTCCAGTAATATTATCAGTTATGAAAAAAATCTTCCTTATTTTTCAAGTGTTTTTGAGCGAGATCACCAAAAACGTTATCTTTATCTGGATAATGACAGTGTTTATTATGGTATCTACATTGGTGATTTTGATCGAGAGAAGAATGTTCTTTTCTTCATCACCAAAAAGAATGATCATGAGTTCAAGATTCACACTCGGCGTGTTCGAGGTGGAAGTTTTGAGATAGTGGCACCCATCATTTCTCAGGATGATGCCAGGGAGCTTGTCGGGAGTGATCTCATCTTTGTTCACAAGTCTAAATTCACTGGGGCATGCAAAACTCTCGGATCGGCTGTCGAGGTGGTTGAGGAATCTATTCGAAGACACTCAGATACACCGTTTAGAGTTGAATTGGGAGCTGCTCTTGAGTTGAGAGAACCACCATCTCTTATGGAGATTGTCATTTTTATCACGATAGTGGGTGGTTTGATGGCCTGGATTTTGAGCGGTCACGCCTAAAAAGGCAAATTGAAAATCTAAAAATATGTTAATTTTTAGAAAAAGAGAACAATGAGTTTGAAAGATGATCTTCAAAAAATGTGCAATAGTGTCACTGTTGAAGGTGAACAAGAGTATCAAAAATTTAAGAGAGGGGAACTGAAACTGCAGCTGATTGGTGATACCGGAAGGGGATATTATGAGGCAGATAAGTGGGAATGTTGGTGTGATCGTGGGAAACTGATCCTTGAGACATATGAATATCATCCACGGGAGATACCATTTATCCTGGCTCCAGTCTTTTTCTATAATCCCATTTTCAAGAAAGTGGAGATGATTCCATTTGAGATAAGACTGAAGAAATGGATTGAATACCAGGAACATGAAAAGAAATATAGAATCAATACCAACAAATTATTTCTGTATGAATACAAAGATGACCATGTTGTTTGTTATGACAAGAAGGGGAAAACAACAATTAGTGAAGAAATTTACGAACATCTGTGGTGTCTCCCAGACGATGGTTACACCAAAATGAGAAAAGAGGAATTCTTTGAGACAAAGTAATTTAATACTGTTTCATTTAAAATACAAATGAATCGTGTTCAAACAAAATTTATCAAACCCCAAGATTCTATCAAAAAGAGCTATTCTGACAGGCAGATTGCTTTGATCATTCCGACTACTACACGGGGTTTGAAAATAGAAAATGCCCATGACCTACCCCTCATGAAATATTTATGGAAATCATTTCAAAAATGGTGCTCTTACAAAAATTACTACCATTTTATCTTTGGTTACGACTATGATGATATGCAGTTTATAAGAGTCATGGATGAGGCGACTCAAATTTTTAAAGATATGATACCCGAGGATAAGAAGGATCGTTTTTCATTCCTTTTTCACAAATTTGATGAAACTGAGAATGGAGGCCCCAAAAAAGGGGATCTTTCAACCATGTGGAGTATTTTAGCTGACAAGGCACTGGATAGCGGTTGTGAATACCTGTTTCAAATTGGTGATGATATTGAATTACTATCGGCAAAAGACTGGGAAGATATTTTTATGAGTAAATTGGAATCGATGAATAATATCGGAGCAGTTGGACCTTTTGACAAGAATAACAGTAAGGTAATGACACAAAGTTTTGTTCATTGCACCCATCTTTCTCTTTTCCGACGTTATTTTCCAGAAGAGTTGAAGAACTGGTATATTGACGATTGGATGATGGAAATATATGAGAGTAAATCAGATCGTCAGGTGATTGTTAGGAATTGTGGGGGAAAAGAACGATATAAAATAGAGAAAATGGAACGAGTGAAGGATAAAATAGTGAAGAGAGATAAAAAATATGTTAAGAGTATTAGGAGTTGTGAAGAAAAAAATCTAATGAAAATTAAGAGTGTAAAGAACTTTATCTATCGTGAAGATAACTACTTGGCTGTTTGTAATAGTAATTTAAGTTTTTATGATTTTAAAATAGACGAGGAAATCAATTCTAGATTGATCCATAAATTATTTTATCAATGTCAAAAACCAGAGATAAGTTTTGAAATTGACAATAAGATTTATCATCGTTCAGGGAATTATATACATACAACTCATGATGGTATTAAAATAGTTAAAAACATCGAAAATTTTGAAGGAGATTTTTGTGAAGACCCCATCTATCTTTTTCAACAATTCTTTATTCCGGAAGATAAGGTAAGGTATGAAGAGGTAAAAGAATGTCTTAGGAGAAATGTGAATCTACATCAGATAGATAGGATATATCTTCTCAATGAACGGATTTATACCAAAGAGGAAATGGGAATAGATAGCAATAAGATTGTCCAGATAAATATAGGGGAAAGACTCACATATGATCATTTTGTGAGATTTTCAATGAAGCTTAAATGTTATGCCGTGTTAAGTAATAGTGATATATTCTTAGATGAAACCATTGAGAATATAAGGAAAGGGTTACTATCTAGTGTAAAAAGTGTACAATGTTTGAGAAGATATGAATATAGAGGAGAAGAAGATTTGTCAAAATGTAAACTATATAAGAATTTTAATTCATCTCAGGACACATGGATATTCCATACTTCTCAAATTGATAAAAATTGTTCAGGGATTAACATTTCATTAGGTTTAGCTGGTTGTGATAATAAATTTGCAGAATTTCTCAGGGAGAAAAGTTATATCATTCTCAACAATTATAAAAATATAAAAACTTATCACAATCATAGTAATGAAAAAAGAAAACATACTAGTCAACTTCCTGGTCCATTTACATATATCTTGGGTTCTTATAATCTTACACCAACAGTTGAGATAATGAATACACTTAATCTGTTTTGGCAATATCCTGTCATTACAGAGAAAACTTTTTTCGAACAGAACAAAAACGATCCAAAATATTTTGGTTTACCATGGGCTACTATCATTGATAAAAAAATACCAATCGATCTTGATTATATGAGATGTTTCACATATCGTAGTAACTATTACACTTGTTGTCAACATATCCGTTTTAGAAATATGATATCACTGTTCAAAATAATTGGAATAAACAAAATATATACTCCCCATAAAGTGGTAAATGAGGATTTCATAGACGGGATCAAAATAGAACCATGTCCCCTTTATGCAAAAGTTGTTGAAGATGACCATGAATTTTTTAAAGATTTAGAAGCCCCCCGAAAATATCTTTACTCTTTTAGGGGTGGTTTACAATCAGGATATATGTCTGACATAAGATCAAAAATATTTACAATGAATCATCCTGAAGAGTGTTATATTAAAAATACAGGGGAATGGCATTTCAACCAAATTGTTTACAATAATAAACAAAATAAAGACGGTGAATATAACGGAGATGAGAAACATTTTACAAAAGAAGATCTTTACAAAGATCTACTCAAAAATTCAAGATACACTTTATGTCCAAGTGGAACTGGGCCAAACAGTATCAGATTTTGGGAAGCTTTAGGAGCAGGTTCTATACCAATTATTCTTTCGGATCAAATGACACTACCAGATAATCCACTATGGAAAGAATCAGTTATTAGGATTAAGGAAGAGAATGTGGAAAATATTCCACAGATTATTAGTGAAATATCAATTGAAACTGAGCAAAAAATGAGAAAAAACTGTATTGAATTGTATAAGTTCTATAGAAATAACTATAGGAATAAAGATATATGTATCTAAAAAATGGAGATCATATCATACTGTTGTGGAAGTTATGATCATGGTAGTCATGGGGGTGTGGCAAGATATGATTATCAACTTAAACTAATCTTCCCCGAAAGAAAATTCTTTCAAGGTCCAAAGGAGAAAGGTAAGATGTTGAAATATCTTACTCGATGTAAAAATCCACTCATCATAACTGACAACCATCTTTCAATTGATATACCAAACAAATATAATATCATTCTTGTACATCATGGTTGTGCCAAAACGACTTCCGTTCGGAATCCAGATTGGGGAGAACCATGGAAAAGTCTTTGTACAAATGGTCAGGATAAAATGTTGAAATATCGAGACCCGAAAAAAACAAAAATAGTTAGTATTTCGAAAGCATGTACTGATGATTTTATTAAATATTATGGAGAAGAATACACTAAGTTTGAGAGAATCGACATTTTACATCCTTCTGAACTGGATGAGAAACAATACAAAACTTCCTTTTCGGATCATCCAATCGTGCTTGGGAATTGGGGTCATGTCAAAAAAGGAAAAGCAGTCCTTCCAAAGTTAAAAGAGAAGTTGAGGAATTTTGAGTTTGTTCAACTCAAAGTTGGAATAGAAAATGGAGATATAGAATCTTTTAACAAAAGAAAACAAGATATTTATCTAAATGCTGATATATTTTTACAGATCTCAAACAGTGAAGGAAACTCATATGCAACCCTAGATGCTCTTCTCTGCGGTCTTCCGATAGTTGCGTCGGATGTTGGTTTGTTTTATAAGGATGTCCCGGATGATTGTTTTGTCAAAATGGACTGGAGAAGGAACGATGATTGGAGATATGTTAAAGATTGTCTAGAAAATGCATGGGAGAATAGAGAACTTCTTTCAAAGAACTGTCGTAAATGGTACATGGAAAACTGCAGATTTATTGATTGGGAAAAGAAAATGAAGAATATTATCTCATCTTAGATTTAATAATATCTAGTTCTTCTTTACTAAATTCTTTCATGTATTCTTTTTCAAGATAATATTTCATCTTTCCATGATCAAATACATCCGAACATTTCACCTTGTTTTTAACATTTTTCCCACGGTATTTTTTACCTGTGAATTTTTCAATGGCTGAAATAGTCTCTTTATCTTTCTTGAGTAAAGAAATATAATCAATAAATAATATATTGTCAGATCTAAACGACTCCCATTTTTTATAGAATTCTAGATAATCATCAATATACTTCATTTTATTTTTTTCTTCCCAGTTGCATTTTTTTGCCCAACGTTCTATTGATACAAGCCACGCATGAATATCTTTCCTTATAACAAATATTTTGAGATTTTTTTCTTCAATGATCTTTTCAAGTTTTTCATAATCATCTATAATAATATCATTCTGATATTGATTAACTAGGATAAATTTTTTGTCATCATATATTCTAAAATGTTTATGAGTGACATTTTTCCTATCATTATAATCATTGTTCTTCAATATAATGCCAAAATTAGTTCTCATCAACACTGTTAGAAAATTAGTCCCACTTCTTTGTAAACCGTAAACAAAAAAAGTATGTTGGGTCATTTTTTTAATATCAATTTATTAAAAAGAATGTCTGTTCCCATTGTAATCATACATAGAGGGTATAAGTCTTATGTAAAAACATGTGTTGATATCAACAGTAAAAATAACAAAGTTTTCTTAATAGGGGATAAGAGTTTGGAACATCTTTCAAACGGTGATAGTATAATTCACATTGATATCCAAAAATATTTAGACAGCAGAAGAGTTAGGATTTTAAAGAATAAATTCACAAACTATTCAAGTAACCCTGAGGAATTTGAATTATTCTGCTTTATCAGAGTTCTCATCCTTGAACAGTTTATGAATGAAAATAATCTAAACAGTGTTTTCCATTCTGACAGTGATAATATTGTTCTATACAATATCAATGATGTGCTAGAGACAGATAAAATTTCATATCACCTCAATCAAAATTTCGGCAATGATTTGAGAATGTCAAACAGTATTCATAACTCAATTATAACAAAGGAATTTTGTGAAGAATTTTGGAAACTATGTTTAACTATCTATATCAAGAAAGACACAACAATGATTGATGATAAGATTAAATATCACAGATCTATCCCCGGGGGAATATGCGACATGACATTCTATTACCTTTTGGGAAAAAAACTTGATGTAATTGATCTGAACAAACCAAAAAACGGAAAAGTGTTTATTAATAATTTTAATCGCCCTGATGGATGGGAAAGTAAAGAGCAATATGAAATGAAGGACGGACACATTAAATTATACGAAGGAAACCAAATTTATGATAAGATTAATAAGGGATATTTAAGACTTGTCAACATTCATTTCCAAGGTGGAGCAAAAAAGTTATTGAACAACAAATGGATAAAGGAGAATTTAACTTGTTGAAGAAAAATTAAATCTTAAAATGGAGACAAACTTGCTAATCAAAACAACATTTAAAAATAATCTATCCCTCCTCAAACCATTTTACAATTTTCACAAAGATGTTTGGAATCCACGAAGATTTTGTTTTATTATTGGTTATACTGGGACCGAAGAAGAAGAGAAAAAGAAAATTCAAAAAATATTTCCTTCTATGAGATTTGAGGATCAGATACTAGTAGAGGAACCTGAAATTGGAGAACTTGCCTGGAACATGAAAATTTTTCATCATGAAGAAATATATATTATTCTGTACGGAACCAAGTTAAAACACTCTAATCCTAAAGAATGGGATAGTCTCAGATCAAAATTATTAAGAAAGACAGAAAAATATGTGGATGATGGAAAATTTAAAAGACATCTTTCAGTTGATAATGACGATTTTCATTATGTAGGTGATCCAGAAAAAGCGCTCGAAAATGATTTAATATTTTTCCATTCACTTGAATTTGTCCCACCAAGACGTCTACTCCCGGAAAGTGATTTCTTATTTGTTGGATGTAGGTATTTTTTCAGAGAAAAAGCATCCGGGCATAAAATTAGGAACACATGTGGGAATTGCAGTGTGATAGATTGGAGGAAATACGATAGTATTAGTCATAGTCAACCTCCTGAAATAATGAAACGAAAGAAAAAAGAATGTAGGAAAATCTTAAAAGGATATAAAAATGGAATAAATGGAAGAAAAATAAAAGATATGGACGGTTTTTGTTTCTCATTCTCATGTTTATCTCTGGAGTATTTGTTAAAGGAAAAACATTGGACATATAGTCAATCTGACCCTACAATGATTCATAGATTAGATAATAAAGCCTTAATCAAAAATTTCATGGATAACTATACTCTAACCGAGGATGAAACAAAAACCACAACCTGTGTGAAAGTTAATGACTTTAAAAAATACTTCTTCTAAAATGTACTACTTCTTTGTCAAAAGGAAAAAAGGACCGAAACCATCAGCTTTTGTTCCATGGGATATGTTTATGAAAAGCATAATATGCACTTTAAAAGAAAAAAATATTGACATAGAAATTATAAGTGACTCAGGAAAGATAACAAAAGGAGACACAGTTATCTTTTTTATTTTTGATGATGTAAAAAGCATAGAAAATATTAATGCAAAATTCATTGGAATCAACACGGAAGGGTTTTTCTCAAAAATAATAGATCCACCGCATCATGTTCGAATTGAAAACAAGATCAAAAATATCAAAACTTCCCAGATATGGGACTATACATGGAAGAACATAGAAAGTAATTTATTTAAAAATCATATCTATGTCCCTCCTGGTTATAGTAAAATATATGAAGATGAGTTTGAGATTGAAAAAGATTTAGATATAGTTTTTTATGGCAGTATGAACAATAGAAGGAGTAAAATATTAGACAAGATTAGCAGGGTAATTAAACCAAAAAAGTTATCTATCATTGAAACAACCCAACATAACCATATTAAAATGATCAAAAGGGCTAAAATAGTGATCGATATTCATTATTATGATGATGACAAGCCGATAGATTATTATAGAATATCCCCCTTACTGTCCAATAAAGTCTTTGTGATTCATGAAGATGTTCAAAAAGAAGACAAAAAATCCGAGGCTTACAAACATCTTTCAAAAAGTATAATTTTTTCAAGTTATGATGATTTCGCAAATGTCTGTAAAAAATGGATTGATGTGTCCCAGGAAGAAAGAGATAATGTATCTGAAAAAACATACAAAATATTCAAAAATGAATTTGGCCTTGAAAAATTCATCAAGGTTTAAAGAAATTATTATATTTAATGTCATTCTAAAAATTATCTAAATGATTAAAATGATCAAAAACATTTTAATCACCGGGGGTTGTGGATTTATAGGAAGCCATTTTGCCGAACATGTCATCAAAACAACTAAATGGAATATTATTATCATTGACAAACTTAGTTATGCTAGTTATGGCCTTGAAAGACATAGAAAGATGAAACTATTTGGCCATGAAAGGATTAAAATATTTACTTGGGACTTAGAAAAAGAATTTCCAGAGTTTCTGAGAAAGGAGATTGGTCCAATTGATTATATTGTTCATATGGCAGCAGAGACCCATGTAGATAACAGTATTAGTTCGCCAGTTTCATTCATTCACAACAACATTATGAGTACAGTTCATATGCTAGAATACAGCAGAAAACTAGAGGATTTGAAAATTTTCTTCTATTTTAGTACTGATGAGGTTTATGGACCCGCTCATGGAGACACAATGTACAAAGAAGATGTTCGGCATAATCCAACCAACCCATACTCCGCTTCAAAATCCGGCGCTGAAGGGATTTGTATGGCTTATCATAACACATATAATGTACCAATAATGAGGGTAAATGTCATGAATGCTTTTGGTGAAATGCAACACATTGAGAAATTTATCCCAAAGGTAATTAAGAAAGTATTGAATGATGAAATTGTTCAAATTCACTCATATCCGGATAAGAAAAAGAGTGGGACACGTTTCTATATCCATGCTAGAAATATTGCAGCTGCGGTCTTATTCTTGATTAAGAATGGAAAGATTGGCGAATGTTACAATATTACAGGTGAAAGAGAGGTGACTAATTTGGAAATGGCTAGGTTTATTGCCAAAGTAATTGGCAAAGAACTGAAATATGAAATGGTGGATTTCCATTCTTCGCGTCCTGGTCATGATTTGAGATATGGTCTTGACGGAGGGAAAATGGAGAAAATGGGTTGGAAACTTCCCGTTTCATTCGAGGAGAGTTTAGAAAAAACAATTAAATGGGAGTTAAAATTCTATGGTTTTTAGACATAAATCTTTAACAGGTCCTTCGACATTGGATAATAAAATTTACCAAATTCTTAAGAATACCGTGACAAAAAAGATTATTATCTATATGTTATAGATCTTATAGCAAGATTTAATAAAATTCATCACAATAAATTTGACAAAACTTTTTACGAACCCCAATGTAACAATACAAATACTTGGAACTACGACCTGAATGTTAACTCTTTGAATAAAAATACTATCATGAAAAAGTCTATCTTATTTGGTTTTGGAGATTATTCAATTACAGGTAAAGATGTAAAAAATGGTTGTAAAAGGTCAAAATCATTTTAATTGTGACCATAAAGATTATGACGCAAAGATTGATCTTGTGAAAAATACTGATAAATATCCTCCTCATAAATTCTCGTTCCAAAAGGTTCTGGAAAAGAAGAATAACAGGGAACTGAATGTTTTTATTGTACGAGATCTTGATACAAGAGAGAAACATTTTTTCTCGGTATATATTACAACCAAAATGAAGAATATCAACAGGAAACTAGATGAGGTAGTTTTTCTAGAGGTGGTAGATCCACAAAAAAATCTGGGGAATAAATATAAGGGTTTCTGTGATTATATGGATGACATCAAATTTGATTATGGCAGAGTGGAACTCATAGAAGATAAAATATTAGGTTGGTGTGTCATTGACATTAACAACAGTCCCGGTGAAGGTATCCTTACCGAAAAATATCATATCAATGTCGTTGATATGTTCAGGGAAGTAATTTCTCATTAAAATGGTGGCAAGGGATAGACTTTATCTGTTTTCTTCCATTTCAATATTGTGAAATCTCTAATAGTGCCATTTGCTCTTATTTTTTTAAATCTCATATTTGAAATACCTCTCTTTATTCCATTCTTCTCAAAACCATACCTAAAAATCAGTTCATGGTTTCCTTTATATGGAAGAATTTTATGTAAATCTTGATATCTTTCTTGTATTTTAATGATATTTTCTACTTTTCCCATATAGAATCCGTCGGTGTATCCTCCAAGATAGTCACCATTTGCATTTGTATATACCAGGTTTGTATCATCAGGAATAGTTAACTTATCAACGGGGTAAAAATCAGCAGACCATATTATTGCGTAATCGAACTCGTCTTTGTGTTTCAGAAGGAATTTTGATATTTGATATTCAGAGTACATAACTCTCATGGAATTTTTAGTTCTCCGAGTGTCATAGTTATGATTTTGAATGACACAAATACCTTCTTTACACAAGTCATTTAATACTAAGTCAGCATCTTTTTGAAGATGTTCTTCAAAATAATCATATTTGATAATTTTACAATCATCTTGATTCATCTTAACACCATCTACAGTTTCATTCTCAACATTTAGATTGAACACATATATTTTTAGGTTGTATTTTTCAGAAATTGGTCCAATTATCATTTTCTTAATCTGAGGATATGTATGTTTAATGGATCTTGGAACAACTCCAAAAATACATAATATTATGTTTTTCATTTTTATAAAATGAAAATTTGTTATACAATAGCTACATATGAAGGAAAATTAAAAAGAAAACACATATATCCCGATGTTAATCAAGTTTTAACTATTCATTTAGATCTTGTCAAAAAGTACAGATCTACTGATCTTTCCATAACTGTAACTAAACCGGAATGTAAAATAGAGAAAATAGAAGGTTATTATGATTCACTTGACAAAGCAGATCGTGTCATAGAATGTGACAATTATGGTTATTCAATGGGTCAATGGTTAAAATCTTATGAAGAAAGGGATCAAGAGTACGATTATTATATTTTTATGGAGGATGATTATTGTCCTAATGTCTCTTATTTTGATCAAAAACTTGTCAAAATATACAAAGGAAAATTCGATTCTGGCATTGGAGTATTGACAAGTTTGGTAGAAGGGAAGGAAAACCCAGAGAAAGGTTATCCGATTCATTTTGAAGGTTCAGTCACTGTCAGTAGGAAAACTTTAGAGGAAATTTATTCATGTAAAAAATGGAAAGGAAAACCTAGGGAATATCTTGATAAAATAGATCAAAAAATTGATAACACATTCTGCTGGAATAAAGCAAGGAAAAGTTATTTAGGAGGGTATTATCAACTAACCTTTTCAGCCCTCTTCAATCTTATTGGGATTAAACATAAAGACTTTCTAGAAAAAGGTTTACTCTTTCCTTACTGGGATGATGTAAAGGGGATCATATATTATCAACGAGGGGATGTGATAGTTAAAACGGAGAATAT